TCTTGGGGTTAGGCGCTGGCGCCTTGAGATTGCTGCCAGTTTCTCGATTGTACTTCTCACGCCCTTTGGCGGTCAAGCCAGCACCTTTGCTGACGGGCAACTTTTCGCCACGGCCAACGCTGAGAGAGACATTCTTTTTTGTAGCCATCTAACTTCCCATCCATGAAGTTGCAACTGCCGTGCGGTCAGAATATGCGCGGGTTCTTTCCTTCGCAGTATATTCCCTATGAGCCACGGGAAACGCAAATGTAACGCATATTGCATCAGCTGCGTCAGGAGATGCAAGGCCACGGGCCTTCATGTCCTTCTTTGACTCCAAAAATATAGTGCCCCTAGAATCTGGCTTGATCATAGGCGAAACCAAATCAGTTTTCAAGAACCTATCTTTAGGAATACTTGCGGTTCTTAGCCAATCTTTCATTTTTCCCCACATTTCAGCGCGTTTATTGCCATACATGATCGGATTTGCCGACTTATTGCCAAAGTTGACACCTTTGATTTTGTACCTTTGTTCCTTCAAACGGTCAACAATGCCAGCGCCAAGCCCACCTTCGTCAATGACCACCAGTGCAGGGCTAAATTCCTCGATGGCCTCAATGATGTGGCCAACAACCGTCATGGTGTCATCACCTCGATGCCTGTCAATGCGCACAATGTCGCGCCCTTGGCGCACAGCAATCACCGTTGCGTCAGCGCCAAAGCGTGCAGGGTCAACACCAATGATGATTGGCGCCGTCTGATCCTTGTATTTGGGCCGTGCCATGGCCTCATCAACAATGTCAGCCGGTATAAACTGGTCATCACCTTCAGATGGGAACATGCCATAGACCTCGACATGTGCCTGGCTTGAGTCGGGGCCGTATTCGTCAATGATGTTCTGGTATACCGCCTTGTCAGTGCCTTCTACGGTGCGTGCGTCAACCACCTTGTTATTCCAAAAGTCGCGCTTGGAGTTAAAGCACTCATAAAAGTAGCCAGTGTTTCGCCGTGGATTGGAAAAAGCCAACCAAAGGCGGTTCGGTGTGTTCTCGGTAAAGAAGCCAGCCGTCACAGCCCAGATCGAGTCGTCAATACCGCTTGCCTCGTCAAAAATCACCATCACACCATCAAAGTTGTGAACACCAGCATAGGCATCTGGGTTTTCCGCAGACCACAGACGGCCCTCAACAGCCCAATAACGTGTGCCTTTTTTAAGGTCTTTTTCAACCAGTTCAGTTAGCCAGGCAGCAGGGGTGATCTTGGTGGCCGCAACCTCAAACCAATGGCTGTTGATGCTCATGGCCAACCACTTTGTGATCTCGGCCCATGTCACCGCACGCAGCTGTGCTTCGCTGTTGGCCGAAATGATCGTTGTTGAGCCTATGCGGGTAGACAACATCCAGATGGTGAGCCAGGACACGAGGGCAGATTTGCCAATACCACGGCCAGAAGACACCGCACTGCGCAAGGTGTTGAAGTCTACTTTGCCCTGGTTGTTTTTGATGTGCTGAGTAATCTCACGCAGAACTTCGCGCTGCCACTTGCGTGGGCCTTTGAAGTTTTGAAGGGGTGTATTTTCCTGACCCCAAGGGAAGGCAAACAGCACAAACGCCTCTGGGTCATCGGCAATCGCCGGTGTCCACAGAGTGGCCATCAACTCTTGTTCGTCTTCGGGCTTGTAGATCGTGGTTTGCATTTGCGCGATGTTAAACGAAAAAAATAAAAATAAAAATATTTTAAAAAATGTTCGCGGGGCTACCGTTCCTGCGGCCCTTTCGCGCCGGCCCTACCCCCTCCCCCATGGCCGGCTGGGCGGTTGTCCACAGGTACTTTTCCACAATTGTCCACAATTGCTTGTGGATAACTCAAACTGTAATGCCTGAGTAGTATTTTTTCTGTGGATAACTCAAGGTCAACTTAACATAATGGTCATTGTATAAAGTGGACGATGCTTTTCTTGTTGTTTGGCTTTCTTTTTGTTGCGTTTACGCAACTCGTGCGCGTGCGCGTAACCGTACAATTTTTATGCAAAAAGCGCATAACCTTTCCGATTACGCCTGCTTTGCTTCCACATCTACCACGTTACTGTTATCCATCAACACGCGCTGTTTGGCTTGGGTCAGCGCATCCATGACGCTAATCCTGTGATCGGTTACGGCAACATCAATGCGGTCACCGTAGGTTTTTGGTTTAAGTTTGGCAGCCACCCATTTGCGTGCTTCAACTTGCAGACGTTTCTGCTGAACCCAAGCACTGGCCATAGAGCCTTCTAAACCGTCTGGAAGCTCTTTGTCTGACAACTCAATGATTTCCTCTGCCAAACGGTCTGCGCGGTCTTCTACGGCCTTTTCGTAAGCCGCCCTGAACTCTGGGTTGTTCTTGATCATTTGACGCGCCAGCGAGTAACTGGGCATTCCCTCGGTTCTAAGGGTGCTGGTCAGGCTTTTGCCTTCTGAGATGCCACGCAGGATATTTTGCCAAGCCTCATGTTCTGCCGGAAACAAAGCTGGACGGCCTGGGCCTTCTCTTTGCACTGTCATTTCTGACGCCAAGTTATCAGTCACTTGTAAACTCCTTAAAAAAAGAAGGTACTCACACCAACTGGCGCTTTCCCCGAAGGTGCGGCAATGGCAACTGCGCACACCGTCATGTTATCACCTCAATCTCAACCTTGTACACATTCGGCCCACCAGACCTTTGGTTGTACTGCCACTCAATCATGTCGCTGCCATCATCCACGCCAAGCCAATCAGCCACACCGTCCCTGACCGCTTTGAACCCAGACTGCAAGTTGTCGCCGTCCAGCTTCCTTGGAGCGACTCTGGTCAACACCACGGTGACTGGCAGTATCTCAACGCCATAGGACTGTGCAACAGCTGCTAGTGCCATTCTGGTCTTCTGCCTTTGCGACTTCACCAGCCTTGCTTTGGCCGCCCAATGCAACCGCATGTTGGCCACGGACACGATCTTCATGTCCATCTCGACTTCGATCATGCAACGGCCTTATCAAGCGCTCTGTTGACTGCTCTGGCCAATGCCGGCCTAAACTCTTGAAGCGACACAAAGTCTGGATGCAGGGCAAACCTTTCCCCGTTCCATGCAAGTCTGTAGTTTGCCTTGCCTGGCACTACCCCATCAGCTACCAACTTTAAACTTTGCCACGGACTGTCAGCATCAGGCACTTTGGAATACATCATCCAACCGATCCCATCAAACTTTCCAAGATCACAAACCTTGCTCCACATCTGATCATCTGGTGGATTTCCGCACCACATTTTTACCTTTTTTGATCTCATCTCAATTCTCCTTAAAAACACTCAAAAACCCGCCGGTATGTACCGAAACCTTTTTTGTACCGAAACCCGAAGGGTTTATATACCCTTTCGGTACGTTTCGGTACATTTCGGTACACGCTTCGGTACATCAAGCCTCTGTACGTTCTGTACCGATTTCGGTACATTTCGGTACAGTTCGGTACATGTCAGAATTCTCCAAAGCCATGTTTTTCTTAACCAGTGCTTCCACGCATTCTTTGAACCGGCGAGCATTCAGACCATGCTCTTTGGCCGAATCACGCCACTCATCATAGTCCACCATGGCCGCAAACCCTTCAATGCCGTCTGCTGCACGTTTGGCTTCTATGGCCACTAGGCAGTTCAATGCAATGCGCTGGTTGCCTGACAGGATCACCCGCTTTTGGATGTTGCCCATCAGGCCGCTAATGTCCACAGCCGTAAGGTATGCGCCCTTGACCGCTAGCCCGTGCTTGTCTTGGATTGGCAAGTCCACTTGCGTGATCTGGAAGTTCTTAGGTGCAGGCATCTCTGCATCCTTCATTTTCTTGGATTCAAACGCTATGGTCTTGGTTCCCGAATCCAGCTGGCATCGGTATTCCGCATCCAATGCACCCTTTAGGGCTGTGCTACCCCTTGACCTATCCTTGTCAGCCACGCCAGAGTGATGCACCACCAGAACGCAGCAGTTCCATGGTTGGCGCAAGTAGGTGTCAAGGTGCTGAATGAACGCATTCATGTCTTGCGTGCTGTTCTCATCCCCGCCATGGTTTCTGGCCAAAGTATCAATAATGATCAATGACGGAACCGTGCCCGCCTGTGCTGACAACTCTTTAATGCTTTCAGCCACCACCGCAGCCTCAGTCGCGTCATACAACTGCGCCGCACGGTGGCTTTTGTACAGTGGCGCACCGTCTAAGGTCTGGCCGTTGCCGATCTGCCATGCCTTAAACCGCCGTGCCAAGCCGTTATGACCTTCGCCGGCAATGTAGAACACTGAGCCTTGCTTAACCTCATGGCCATGCCAAGCACGTCCTGTGGCCACGCAGCAGGCAATGTCGATGCTAACAAAGGACTTACCACCACCTGGGTCACCGAACACTTGCGCCAGCGAGTCTGCCTCAATGTAGTCATCAACGATCCACTTGATTTGCGTGAGTTGCAGGCTGTCAGCCCGACTGAACTCAAACGCCAGTTTGTCTTTCATTGGCCCAGCCACGCGCTCGATCTGCTCTTTGACGGCATCCAAGCCTTGCAGGCAATGCAAATCATTGAAGTCTGTAGGCTTGTTGTCCACCATGTCCG